GGCCAAATCTCTACATCTTGTGCTGCGCCTGTGCCTGTTACATCTGCTAACACTTTATGTAGTGTTCGATTAGATGTTGTGCCAATCTGTATGTAATCACCCGCAAGCAATGTTTCGCCAGATGTGATAGTCAAATTAATAGTGCGATCACCCGCGCTTCCTGTCGCGGCATTTACATCGTTATTTGAAGAAACAGTGCCTCTTGGTGTTTTCCCATCAGGATCACCAAGATAAAAAGTACCATATGATCCACGCAAACTAATCAAAAACGCTAACCATTCTTCCGCTGCCGCGCGCTTCATTGGCGGCAAAGTAATATCAGCTTCCCATGTTTCACCGCTGTATGCGTGTGCTTGACCTGCAAATGTGAATGGCGATTGACTGTAAGCGACAACATTCTTTGCTCTAAATGAAATATCGCGAATGCCTGTAACCGTAGGTAAGGTAAGAGGATAAGATATAGCCATTATGCAAATGCCCTTCCATATGAACCGCCGCGCCGCTTTCCATCAGCTACCGCAGCTTTCGCACTATTAGCGATCTCTGGCATTAACGATCTAATTTCCGCGCGGACAGTCTGTTGAACCCCTGTAGAGATATTGATGTTCTGTACGATTGTGGTGTTGCTTCCCATACCTAAAGCATTTTTTGTATCGTGATTATTTAAGATACGCGATGCTGATTTAGGAACTATAAGTTCTGGGCCGCGCTCCCCAACTATCTCTGGAGCATAAGGGCTAACACTACCACCTCCAGCACTTGCTCCTATACCACCTATAAAAGTGCCAACTGGCCCGCCGATAGCTGCGCCAAAGGCACCAAATATTGATTGTAAAATTGGTTTTATTACTGCGGCTTTTAAAGCATCCGCAATCATCTGACGCATAGTTTGTTTGAAAAGATCACCAAGTTTCTTCAAATTAAAAGAGCCACTCATTACCATGTCTGTGATTGAATCCGCTACACTATCAAATGCCTCATTTGCACGATCTTTCATTTGCTTATAAACAGGATCAAGTTCTGCTATTTTTTCTTTGATCTGTTCTTGGGCAAGTGCAAATTCATCTGTACTAATTTTCCCTGCATCATATGCCGCTTTCAAATCCTTGAGCGTTTCCTCTAAATCTTGGTTAGTGCGGATGTTGCTTAGAACATATGATAAGCCATCCTGAACAGACGCTTGGTAATTGTCTTGCGCTTGTTCTATTTTTTCTAATGCCGCCGCGTGGGAGTTTTCATTCATTACAGCATTAGCGCGGGCCGCCGCCTCTTGTTGTAACAGGCTAATGTTTTCTTTTGCTAAGTCTGGAAACTTCTTTTTCAGATCATTAAGGATAATGTTTTCGCGCGTTGAACGCTCAAGGGTTTTATTCCCATCGCGGATTGCATTATCTAACAACCTTTGATTTGCCGCGCTGATCAACATTTCAGAACTGGATGCAGCCAATTCTTCCCGCTGTTCTTTTAATCTTGCCGCAAGTTCTGTCGCCGCCGCCGCTGCCTCATCATCAACTACCTCTGGCGTTTCCAAAACAGGGGTTCGCTGCAATGCCTTTTCACGATTATCTAGGGCAATCTCATCTTTCTTTGCCTGTAACGCTTCCTTGCGCTTTCTTAGCAATTCTTCTGTCATTTGTATTTCAAGGCCATAATCTTTGACTATGCTACCCAAGAAACTTTGCTCTGCCTCTGCCTCTCGCAATTCTACAAGTTTTTGCTCAAGGTCAGAAATTTGATTTGCCATACCCCCTATGTCATCCGTGTATTGAGAAAGCGCACCAATATCTATCAAAAATTGCTTTGCAGCCTGTGCGCCTGATAGCAATGCGCTGACAATATCAGTGACCGCGGGCAATAGTATTGAACCCAATTCACCCGCCAGTTCTGATAGTTCCGCTTTCAATGCTCTTGATCTATTGGCGAAACTTCCCGCCGTACGGGCCGCATCCCCGTGCGCGTCCGCTGTGCCGCGTGTGATTAAGTTTAGACGGGCTTGCACCTTTTGTGCATTAGTCGCTTCTTTGGTGCCTTTCGCAAGACCCATGCGCATAAGTTCTTGGTTTAGCGTTGCCTCTGTAATGACAACCCCGAAACGGCGAACAGTCTCATGGTTGCCCACAAGCGCACTCTGAAACGCCTCCATTGTTTCGGTATCTGATGCATTGTTGAATGATGCAACATCAACCGCCAATTTGGTCAACTCAACAGATAGATCGGCGGCGGCTCCACGGGCAAAGCCCATAGGGACGAATGTGTCTTGGATAGAGGATGCCATACCCTCCAATTCAAAAGTTGATCGCCCTACCGCATCGCCAAACGCCTCTAAATCCTTAACGACCTGATCACGAAATTCACCGAATACAACGGTAGACTTGCCTTGCATTTCTTCAATGTCAGAGGCTAGACCGATCATTGCCGCACCCGCGCGGCCCGCTTGTTGGACAACTACCGCAGCCAACGCACCTTTCATCACGGTCCCAAGTTGCTTGAACTTCGCGCCAATACCCTTGGATGCTTTATCAACATCTCTCTGAACTTTGTCCAAAGACTTTCTTAATTCTGACATATCCGCTTCAATGCGGACTAAGAGGGTATCAACTGTGGTAGCCATTAGTCTGGATATAACTCCATAAGTTCTTCAAGTTCATCTTTACCTAGAGGTGGCGGCTTACCCCCAGAATGAAACTCTGCAAAACCATTCAGTGCAGCGTAGAACTCTTGCAAACTCATGTCCCAAAACTCTGATGCACTCATTCGCATTTTCCCGAGAGCGATTTGCATGTAATCATCCCAAGGGAATTCTTCTATTGCTACGCTACCGCCGCTTCTTCCTTTCCCTCATTCTGACCGCCACTCAAAGCAACTGACAAAATTTCTCCTGAAGCCTTCATAGCCTCCGCAAGACCACCATCCCATACAGCGGATTGGACATCTTTTATATCAATGTCGTTCCCACCCGCCCGAATAATTGGGAGCAGTATAGCACACATTTCAGTTGTTGTGAGATCGCCATCAGACAATTTCTGTAAAATTCTAAGAACGCCGCAGCCTAGTGCTGTTTCGATCCTAGCTAAACCATCCATTGTTACTTTAGCTTTATACGTCTGCTTCCCCAGACTTAGACGGAACTCTCCGCGTTTTGGATTTGTCAACTCTGACCTCCATTGTGTTTACAAGTAGCACTTCGCCACGATCTGCTACATCCAGTGTAGATGTAACTTCATATTCCTTATCCCCAACCTTGAAGTTGTCACCAACACCAAGGCCAGAGGAACAGGGAACAGAAAACATATTACCTTGAGCGTGGCCCAGATAGATTACCTCATTGTGGTGTATCTGTACTTTTTCCCAAGCCATGCTCTAATCCTTATACTGTTGCGAATGTAAAGTCGCCTGAACTCTCTAGTGTTATAGAGTAGGTAACTTCACCGTTATACTCACCTGCATACTCAAGTGACGCAACCATAAACTCGCCAGTATATGTTCCAAAATCTGGGACAATAATTTGGAAGTTATGGAAATCGCTTGCGCCAAACGCTGAACGCAACGTTGTTTCTGATGCTGCATCTGTAAATACGCCGCTGCCAGAAATAGAGCAAGTCTGCACACCGCCATTTGCAAGCAATGCACGAACACCAGAACTATCTTTGGTGGTAACATCTACCGCTTCATCGTTCATAGTAATTGATGTTGAGCGCAAACCACCGACTGTGGTGTAGCTATCTGAAGCTGCTGCCGCAGTGTTATCTGCGCCGATTTTTAGTAAGAGGGCTGAACCTTTTTGAGCCGCCATGTGATTACTCCTTAGTTATCAAACACAACGACACGAAATCTCATCACCCCATGCCGCGTTATTCCGTCATTCTCCGCTAGTGTCGTACTGAACTCTTGTCGTATATTAACTAGCGATGCACCTGATATACTTATAGCAGTATTATGGAGCAAAGAATAGACACTTTCCATGATCTCTTTAATCTCGCGTCTACCGCGATATTGTGACCATGCATGAATGGTAATCGTATGCTCTAAACCATCTAAGTCTTTAGAGCCGTTGTTTGATGTACTTTCCTCACCGATTACTACATAAGGATAGCTTGTACCTTCTGGTACATCATCATAGACAGACACACTTGCGCTATCTATTCCTGTAACGCTTCCATTTAACGCGCTATAAATTGATTTCTGTAATTCAAAAGAATGAAAGCCCATTAGACACCTCGCGATTTAAGCCTTGCATACATGCGCCTAATATTTGGTCTGTTTTCCTCCAAAGCAGGTTGCATAAATGGTCTCGGTTCCATTTTGCTAGTTCCAAACTCTAATGCTTCAGAATAATCAGCGCGGCTTTCAACAGAGGCACCCAGCTTGTCACCATCGAGGACAACATGGATATTACTAACTAAATATCCTGTGTCAGTGTTGGGAGGAGTATTAGGTGCCGAAGCTGTATGCACTCTGTCAGGGTTATACTTTTGATAAGTAACACCCCCACCGCTCTGGGTGTTGATTGACTTAACCGCAGTATTACGGACGTCATTCGCGCCTTTTGTTATAATCCCCTCAACCGTGCTTTTATATTTGTTGAGTACAACGCGCGATTTATTGATGCGCTTTGTGTGGGTGCGAATAGTCATGTTGGCACACCCTCCTCTGCCGCAATCTGTATGAACCTGTGTTGATTTTCTACATCCTTGATACCCTTGATAGCAAAGGTTCTTGTGAATGTGGTTCCATTTCTAGTTACGCTATGGAACAAGCGGTCTTTATGGCTAAGGTCTGCGCGGTATCTTATGGTTATAAGATGACTTGTGACCTCTCGCATTTGCTCACTAAATAGGCTTTCTTGCACCTTTGAGGGCTGTATCTTTGCGTAGATGTCAGAAACATTTGACCATGCAATACTAGAACCGCCAGCGTCATCATATGTAGCTGTATATCGTTGGATCGTAATCCTATGACGCATAGAGCCTATTTTCATTATGCAATACCTGACGTAACTAATTGATTGTATGGAGATGCGCTAAATCTCATAACCTTGTAAGGGTTTAAAAGACTCCTTAGAACAGCTGGAGGTGTTGGCGCGGGGAAACGCTCAAACTCTCCGCGATGCTCATAAAGGAACGTAATATACTGCATTATGGCAATTTTGATAGCCTGTGGTACAGTCGCCGCTGTCGCACCATATCCAACTGTAAAGTTTACAGCCAATCCATTTAGCTTGCGCAAATCTGTAGGGAATGAACCACCGTCCCTTAACATAATCCGACCGATATCTGATACTGTATCAGCATAATAGTTATCTGCATCCCAAGTGCTTTCTGTGCCAGCATCATTATAATACTTGATGCTGTCTATGGAGATAATAGGTGTTGCAGCGACCTCTAAATGCTGACTACTGGTAAAGTAGTTTTGATGCCCTGTAACTGTTCCCTCTACGAGATTATGAAAGCCATTTGATCTCGCATCATACCACTGACGCATTGTTCGTTGGATAAAAAACCTACCTGTGTAGTTCTCTGCCCATTGACGCGCTGCAATAATATATCCATTGATTTGTATGTCATCTACGAGTTCATCTAGTCTAAGATGATCACGAATGCTGTTGATTGTAATAGGCTCTTGCGTTGGCCCTGTTACGACTTCTAAACCAGCCATAGCCTATGTTCTCCAATCTATTTTTTTGCAGTCTTTTTTGGCGCGGCCTTTTTGGTTTCTTTCGGTCCAGCATTTCCACCAATCTCATGCGCCACGCCCATCTTAACAAATCCTTGAAGAACTGTCTCCATCCACTTGCTGTCGGACGTATACTCTTGACCCGCTACATATGATGTTGTTGCTGCACCGTCCGCGCGAGAAATACCTACGGCTGTCTTTGTCATCATTACTTTCATTTTATACTCCCAAAGCGTATGGGAGGCCCGAAAGCCTCCCACTAATATTATGATGCTGGGTGCGCAAGCACACGCATTGCTTCTGCAAGCACAACCTCACCACCAACACGGCGACGAGCGATGTAACGGACGTTACCCGATGCCGCTTGTGAGAATGGATCGCGTAGAACTTGCAACGCCAAACGATCAACGATCATGTAACCGCGACGGAAATCGCCATAGATTACTGATTTAGCTGATGCCGCGATGTCTGCAACATCTGGTGCTTCAACATATGGGGAACCCAAGATTGTGTTTGGAACACCTGATTGACCTGAGAAACCAGTTTGGAAGATGTACTGACCCGCTGTGTCTTTCAACTTACGGATTTCACCCAATGTTTGACGGTTGAACATAAATGTTCCCGCTTGCATGTAAGGTGATTTGATGTCGTGCATCAAATTGATCAAGTCGTCAGTTGCGATAGCTGCCGCTGCCGCCGCTGCTGTTGATCCAACCACTGAACCGTTTGTGATACCTGTAGGCTTGTTTGTGCCATTACCACTGATGAACGCTGCACCTTCCGCTTTCGCGAACTGCTCTGCGAACTCTAGGTTCATTTCCGCTTCCATGTCGAACGCGCTATCTTCAAGCAACTGTGAGCTAATGTCTACAAGAGCATATAGTTCGTGTGTTGGGATAGTGTTCAACGCAGTTGTGTAACCAGTTGTCTCTGAGCGAGTACCGTTTTCCGCAGTCCAAGCCGCCGCAAAGTTGGCTGTTTTCTGTGGAACTTCGATCTCTTTGTTGCTTGTTTGGCGAACACGCGCAACTGAGCGAACAGGTGAGATTTCTTCGATGATCTTGATGATCTCGTTGATATACTCTTCTGGTGCCAAGTTACCCGCAGTTGCCGCTGTGCCAACTGTCAAAGCCTTTTTCTCGACTTCATCAAGACCTTCGTCGCCTTTGCGCAACCATGTTTCCCATGCTTTAACGCTTACGTCGATTTCTTTAGCTTCCATGTGGTTTGCAGGACGCTTTAGAAGTGTCTCAACATTAGCAAGTTGCTGTGCCATTGCTTCTGACTTTGCTTCCGCAGCCATTAGCTTCTGGTTAACGCTTTCGAAACGATCAAGGTCCGCTTCGATTTTTGCTAATTTTTCTTCTGTTACAGGATCGCTAGAACCCTTGCTTTCAATTTCCGCTAGACGCGCATCGTTGACAGATTTGAACTCTTCAAAAGCTGTCGCCATTGCGTCAACGGCTACTTTTACTTGATCTTCTGACATAAGAAGTTCCTTCCGTTGATTAGGATTTAAGGATGTTAGTGAAGCGCGTAAGCGCATCAAGGACTTCAGGCGTTTCCTCTTTCACAGCATCCCGCTGTTCCAGTGCCTTGGCGACTGCTGATGCAGCGGCCTTTGCCTCGTTACGCGATAGGCTACCTGCGTCCCGCAGTAGTTCTTCCCATTCACGAACGGTGCGTTCTGCTCCCTTCACTGCCTGAACCCGTGCGCGTGGGTTCATTGGAAATGTGACAGCAGAAATCTCCATGAGGTCAACTGATTTCAGATAACGGCGTTTTCCCTTATCGTCATATTCAGCACCTTTAGGGTCTACGCGATAGCCGATTGATAGACCATCAAGCGCACCCATTTTCATTAGTTCATATACTTCGCGGCCTCGCTGAGTACCCATAGCCAAGCGGCCTTTTACTTTCAGTCCGCGTTGATCTTCAATGATTTCATCAAAAACGCCGATAGGTTCATCTTGTCTATGCTGGTACAGCATTTTGACAGCCTTTGCGCCCTTCTTACCAATAGACTTTGCAAAAGCACCCTCTACTACAACATCGTTGCCTAAATCCTTGTTTCCAAAGATTGAACCGTAACCAGAGAACATTCCCTTCTCGTCATCTTCGGCTTTGTACTCAAATGCGATGTCCATTTCTTCGGACTTCGTTTCTTGTTCTTCGATGTATTCTTCTAGATCAACTTGTGTTTCTTGTGTCATCTTGCCGCCCTCAAATTGGCTATTGCAGACGGCGACCCTTTGATCACTATCTGGAAATTCTTGAACTACCTTGTCATCACTCATGCAACGACCAATAAAGTCGTCCCTATCTTCGCCTAAAGATGGTTTTGGTAATGGCATACTAGACCTCGTGTTTTGAGTAATCTAACATACTAATAGTTCTTTTTGAAGTGTATGTTAATCCCTAAAGATTTCATCTTCATCCGCGATGTATAAAGTTGCACATCTACAATTGATATTATTAATCGCACCACCGCGTGGATCATGCGTATGAGACATTAGATATTCAGCACCATTTACTCGAACTACAAAGTCCTCATCTGGCCCGACTTGAACTCCATTCATAGCTGCGTGATGACTTCTTGTGCGACCATCATTTACTGATGACCATTGCTTGTTATAGCGTAATGGCTGGTCTTGAACCGCTGTGTGTGTTGCCCATGAGGCCGCTGCATGTGTTTCTGTACGCGCTATCGTTGCCGCTCTGGATCGACCCATTGCACCGCTTGTGCGCTCTATGATCAAGTCCGCTATAGCTGCGACACCTAGTGCATCAGCTTCCCCCGCAAAGATCGCACCTCTAATAATGTTAGCTGTTGTCGCGCTAATACTCGTAATTTTATCAGCACCATATAGTAAAATGTATTGGTCAATGAAAACCTCAAACGGTGTTCTCTTGGTATTGTCATATACGCGATTGCTGAATGTTGTTATTACACTCGAGTAATGAGAACGCAGAACTCTAGCTGTGTCTGTTTGCAGCTCTCCTTGCGTAAGAAGATATTGACCATAATTCCTGTAATCTGTAGCAGCACGCCCAGCATGGTTCTGGAATACTGATAACATGCTTCGACCAAGTGAACGCTCAAAAGAAAGACGCAATCTGTTTATCTCTGTGACCTCCTTCGCCACATTGATCCGTCTGCGCCCATTGGCTTTGATAAAAACAGGGATGTTCATGTGCTATTGTTAGCATGGAACCATGTTCATTACAATTTCCTCAATCATCGCTTCGTGCGCCTTTTTTGCACGCTCATAGCACATGATGACTGTCGCAGCCTCTACTGTTCGCTCTAATTTTATTACATCGCCATTGGGTCGCTGCGCCTCAATACGGATTGTGCATGTCGGCCCATCAAGAGGAAAGTCTGTTAAGAACCCGATTTCTTTGCCGCCGTATTCGATGAACCAAATTGGTACTCCATCGCGCTCTTTTGTTTTTGAATATTCAAACATTTTCGTAAGCCTCTTCTAAGTCCCAATCACTATCTTCTGTTTCTATGTTACCCTCTGTAGGATTTAATTCGGCGTAAAACTCATCGTTAAGATAGCCTAAAATTACATCCTCATCGTTCCACTCCATATCTGTTTCAGATGGTGTTCCATACTCTCGACGCAGATATGCTTTTAGTTCTTGCTTTTTAATATTGACTTCAAATGTAGATGTTTGCTCTACAGTGCGGCTCATAACAACTTGTATTTTCATTGCTTTTGCTCCTCATATTTTGTGATTATTTTTTCTACATATTCGATCTTTTGCTTTTCCGTTTTCCCCAAGTATTGACAAAGAACATCCAAGTAAGCATCGCTTTTCCCAGAGTAATAAGGGTCATTAGACCTCTTATAGAAATCGTATGCCTCGTATATTTTTTGCTCAAACGCTGTTATGTCGATATTTACTTTCATCGTAACCTCCTCATGGCGTATAAAAGACGATCATTGTGCCATCGTCTGGTGATCCGTCTAGCCCTTCGGCTAACGCATAAAGAGCGTCATATGCTTTGCGGCTCTCTTGTGAAACATTATCAAGTCCTTTGCGATCCATGCATCCTAGTACATGATTTATCGCATCCAATACTTCGCGTTCCTTAATCATTCTCGTAATCTCCTATGATACCCATTCGTCAATCATTGCCATCGCATCGCGCTTGGTGTTTGCTGCATCTGTCGCCCCGCTCTCGCCCTCTGGGTACATAAGCCAGATTCGGTAATCGGGGTGAAATTCGATGGTCCAGCCTTTGTATTCGTAAAGCCCTTCCCAAATTCGTTTTGCGCTTTTCATTCTGTCGCTCCTTATTGCTTGATACCAACTTATCTACAAATAAAGTTAATGTCAACAACTTTTTTGTTAATTATTTTAACTTTTGTTGTTGACGGACATATCCACAGATGATAGATATATTACATAAGCAATAAGGAGAAACTGAAATGGATCGGACTGATTACACAATACTTATCATCTTCGCCTTTATCATGGCACTAGGCGGTATGAATATTGATCTACTAATTACGGGAGCGTGGTAATGAAAACCGAGCGCGACATGCAATACGAAATTAACGAATGGTTCGCTGAGATGATCAGGGACGAAGAATACCAATATAATGATGGCGGTCGCTCTGACAGCGGGCGCAAAGGCACAGCGGGCGACTGCGTTTGCAGGGCAATCGCTATCGCACTCGAACTGCCATACGATCAAGTATATCGCGAATTGGCTCAAGCCAACAAAGAGGCGGGTGGCAAGCGATCTGCACGAAACGGATTATACCGCTCGGTATATGAAGCCTATCTCAATAAGCACGGATGGGTCTGGCATTCGGCTCCCAAGTTCGATGGACGCAAAGCACGATTTAACGATCTGCCCCAAGGTAGATTGATTGCACGAATGGCACGGCATGTAGCTGCTGTAATAGATGGAAAACTGCATGACACATGGGATAGCCGTCACAAGATGGTCTACGGATATTTCGCAAAGGGGAACTAATATGAGAGTAGACTTTGATGTAAGAAAAACAACATCTGCATTCTTTGAACAGGTTAAGGATGGGTTCTGGGATAACGAAGATGTCATCCGCGATCTGCTTAACTGGCTGTCAGAGGACGAGGTTGAACGCTTTGTGGTTCAATACGAATATATGGATGCTGACGATGTATGGGGGAAAGATAGATGAGAAACGGCCCTGATAAATACATAAGCGCAGTTCAAGCCGCCAAACATTTAGGAATGACAATAACAGAATTCTTAGATGCTGTAGAGAACGGAGAAATATCGCAACCCTATATGTTAGGCTTACATCGGCGCTGGAAACTTATTGATATAGATGAAAAGACCCCCCAGTAATCTGAGGGGTCAGTCCAACAGGGAGATTTGGACACATGCATATAGAACCAAACATGCGCTCCTAGTATACCATTAATTACGCTCCAAGAGAACCGTAAATGCCGCTGATACAACGTCTGTTCCGCTAGATGTTTTGGCTCTAACTTCTATGCTGTGCTTTTCATCAACCTTCGTTGCTGCTCCAAAATGAATTTCATCCATCGTATTATTCAAAGTAACGACTGATTTAGTTCTGCGCACACCATCATCTGAACGCTCAATTAAACGCGCTTCTAAATACTTATTAGAGGCTGTGGCACCTGATGCTGCCATCCAATCTGTTACATAGGCTGTGTAGCCCGCAGGGACGGTGTAGACCGCTTGTAGGGTTTGACCCCGATCCGCAGAAATTTGCGAACGTGTCGTCCCGCCTACTGTGGCTGTAATGTTACCCGCATTGACTTCACCGCTACCCGCTTCTGTAACGTACATGCGATTAATCGCTATCCATGTTTCATCAGTGGTTACGTTTGTTGTACCGTCCATTGTAACTTCGACAGTTTGAGGCACATAGTTTTCGTCCAATCCCTCGATCTTTATCTTCTGTGCGCCAGTTCCCTCTGCATCATCCGCTGCGCTTGAACTAACAACAACCGCCGCTGCCGCCGTATCGATGTAAGAATAGACATTGCCACCATCCCACACGACTTCCTCGGTTGTGGTAATAGCTGCGTTGTATCCGAATTTATAAACGGCTTGACCTAGTGAGCCACGGGCCGCTTCGACTGATCCCATATTCATGTTTTAATCCTTTGATCTGAGTGGGTGACCTTCTGGTAAGAGGTCTGTGTCAAATTTGCCGCTTTTGAAGCGACCAGTTCTAACGGCCTGTAAAAAGCCATTAACTCGTGCGTAGGCCCATTGATCACTGCTGCGTACGTTTGGGCGTACGCTTTGTGGGTTGGTATTATATGCGCCAATGCCTCTACGGAAAACAGCTTCTAACATACGCTGAGTAACACGCTTGCCTTTCTGATCTCCGTATTTTTCGTTATGATCTTTTACCTTTTCAGCTAAACCCTTTTTGACAGCTTCACTTATCTTGGTTGGTGCTTTTTCTTCTACATGAGCATGGACAGCAAAATATGCTTCTAGTTCTTCGGACTTATCGCGTTCACGATCTAATTGCTCTACTTTATTTTTTGCCCACGTCTGACCTTCGTCGCCCCCCCAAAGTAACCAAGCGATTAACCCAGCAGTAGGCCATCCATCTTCGCCCCTACGAAAGCCCTCCGCTCGTTTATCTACCTCATGGCGGCTAAAGTAACTATGCATACGACGAACTGTGCTTGGGCTTAGACGCTCTCGGTTCTTTAAAGATGTCGCCCTCGCAACACCAACCATTGTTCCGCCGCGTCCGTATTCTTTGCGCAACTCCAAGCCACGCTCTGCGTTTTTAGCCATTGATGCTGTAGGTACTGTGTCAACATCGCTCTCTGCTTTCGGCTCCTCGTCAGATTGCCACTTAGCACAAACATATTGCGCTCGAACCTCTGCATCGAACAATGTGCAAATACGTCCCTCTAAATAGGCACAATTCCCGCACCTCTCGTCGCCTGTCCCCATACGATAGGCTTCGGGTAATTCGTCTGGTACCTCTTCACCATCTGGATAGCGATCTAGCTTAGTTTCACCATATGCTGCTTTACCAGCTTCCTCTGGGTCTTGACCTTCATCTGGTGCGACCTCTGGGCCACCAAGAGGGAATAGATTAGCTGCAATATAAACTTCATCACCACCTGTAATCGGCTCCATACCTAGACGTTCACGCGCTTCATTGCGGCTGATAATACCTTGCGCAACCGCATTTGTTACATTCTCATATATGCGGCGGCGGCGTTCTGTCATGGCTGGGATTTGCTCTACATCATATTCAATGCGGATATTGTCACCGAAGCTAGGGGCCAGCCATTCGTTCAAATCGCTCTCTATTCTACGCGCTAGTGGGATGATTGTTTCCTCGTACAGCGCAAGACGTGCCTCTTGAACATTAGCGTATGTTTGACTGTCAGGAATGCCAATTAGTTGTGACGGGACGCCAAAACAAAGCGCAATATCTTTAGCAGCCATATGCTTGTTCTGTAGGAAATCCATGTCGCGCGGGGACATCGCCATTTCTTTCCAATCGAAATCACCCTCAAGTAACATCGGGCGTCCCGCATTCTTTTGACCTGAAAATCTATATTCTAAATCTTTTTGGACTTGCTCACGCTGTGCGTCTGTAAGCATCATGCTACTTCCGCTATCGTCTTTGGGCTGGAAAACAATTGCGCCAGATGGTCTTGCACCATTCTCCAATAGACCAATATTGTGCTTGGCAATCATATTGTGCTGATCAAGGTCTACTGCCGCTGCCATAAGGGGGCTAAGACCAAGATAATCGTCAAGCGGGTTCCACATCTTGAAATGCTTGACCTCTGATTGTCCTGACACTGGATCGGCTTCGTATCGTGCAACAACTTGATTATTCAGCTTATATTTATAAGACTTAGGGATAGACGTATCGCTTGGCTCTATTTCAATCCGATCTGGACGCAGCAAGTGCAATTCCGTTGGGACCTGATTGACAGCAGACGCTAGGGCATAACTGTTTCCTGAAAGCAATAGAAATGAATAAAGTGCTTGGAAATATTCTACCCCCGCTTGCATAGGGTTTGGACGATTTAGCAATGAAACCAATGGATGCTGCTCTAACTCTTGGTCGCCCTGAAAGACTTTGAATGGGATAGACGCTGCACCATTCGCAATCTCATTAACGCAGCGATATACAATAGCGTTCTCTTGGTAACCCTCTCGCGCATAAGCCTTGAAGTTATCTCTGCGATTGTGGCCTAACATCGCGCCTTGCAAATAAACCTTTGGGGCTTCTTTGATCTGTAATGATTGCCCAAAAACTGCATTTCGTAAATTGTCCAAAATACCCATTAGCTAATTCTCCAAGCGGGTTTACCACTGCGTTGTGACAACTCTGTTATAGCCCATACAAGGGCATCCAGTCTGTCGGGCGATTTCCGTGATGTTGGTGTATAGCTTATCAACTGATCCTCCAGTTCTTTGAACTCACCAACATGGTGTACTTTTCCTTGCTCATATAATGCCGCAATCGGCTCGGCTCTTACTAGCTTACCACGACTTGCGCGAACTGCCGAGTATGGAACCCTCTCTATAGTTCTTACCACTCTTTCGACCAAATCTCCACCGTTATTGACTTCTGCAATGATCCTATCGGCATTATACTTATGATACAGCTCAATCGCCAGTCTGGCCCAACCATCTGGACTTGCCTTGATTGTAGCGTCCTCTAAAACATAAAATTCGTCGTCTTGCCCCCTTGCTGCAACGACAATCCCAGTTTCATCGCTATCATCTCCGCTCGTAACAGCGGGGTCTAAGGCAACAACAATCCTTTGGTATTCTGGAGTTTCTGTTGCTCGGTTCTTTTCAATCATGCTGTATGACCAAAGCGCACCTTCTATGTCGTCTAGGACTTCTGCGTATAATTCCTGACGACCAAGTCGCGTACCCTCATATTTCTCTTTAAGCTGCTGTAGCGCGGCGGGTGCAAGGTTTGCAGCATTATCAAATGTGCTACCTCTGGTCACAACTGTGCTTGTTCTTTTTATTAAAGACCTGGTCAATTCATTTGGCTTTGGCGTTGTAGTAATTACGCATTGTGGATTTTCCCCTAGACGCAATCCAAACATTAATTGGTCAAATGCCTCTGGATAAAACCAAGCTGCAATCTCGTCACACCATGCCCTGTGAAACTGAGGGCCACGCAAACGCTCTGGTTCTGTCGCCGCAAAGCCTTGGATCAATGACCCATTGTATAGCCTGATCTCCTGTGCTGACGATGAATACCCCTGTCCGCGACCCTTCATCAAACATTCATCTGGCAACCATTTAAGAATACCAGACACACCACCAAAGGCTACACGGCGCAGATCGCCAAAGGTCGGGACAACTACTGCTACACGGCTTTCTGGGTTGTTAAGGGCATAGAGCATAGTATCAAATGCTCCTGTCATTGTCTTGCCCCAACCGCGCCCCGCTAAGATCAACCAGACATTCCAATCACCTGTTGGGGTGATCTGTTCTGGTCGCGCCATCTTTATCCAATCACTGTATAGTGTGCTTTGCTGTTGATGACTTGGCTGCGGCAAGTTCGTCCAAGTCTGAGATAATCTCTCGTAAACTTTCTGGTGCTGAGACATGCGCGGATACCTTACTAATCTCTTGGGCCTGACCCAATGCTAATTTACCAATCTTTTGCGCTTCCGATACGATCCCTGCAATTGAACGCATATCATGCGGTGACAATATCTTTTTCTGCTTGTTCTGTTCAAAGAAATCATCAAGCAATTTTTCGCGTTGCTGTGCTTGCTCCCCTGTCTCTCTCGGAAGTTCATACAGATTTTGCAGCTGTCTGCGGGTATCTTGATCCTCTGTTATTCTTCGCGCTGCATCTGTCAGCATCCCCATCGCAAGATTTATTGACCGATCATCAAGGTTCTTCCCATGCTTTACCATGACTTCCATGCGCTCACGCTCGACGGCTAATTCATATTCCGTCTGCACACGGTTCTTTTCCTCTTGCCAGTTTTCTTTCTTTGACCACCTGTGCAAGCTAATATTCGCCACATCATGACGCTTAGATAATGCAAGAATTGTAGGATACTGACGCACCCCATTTTCATCTAGATATCCATGCACGAACTCGTCCTTGAGTTTTCGTTTTAATGTTTCATCAATTTTGTTAACCATGTTCCCAACATTATCAGTTATTTTCACATTTGACCAGTCTCTCGCGTAATTCGCTAGATGACCATTTGTGCTGTCTCTTATTAAAATAGAACTCCATGCCGACCATATTGCAGCCAGTAAATGGCTTTAGTGTATATTCCTGACCTAATATTCTGACATCTATAGGCAAGGCAAAGAGCAAATCTAACAAATCGTTCTCTGTCTCATATACTATGACCTGATCTACATATTTGACTGCGGAAAGCTGTATTTGTCGCTCTAACAGGCTTTGAATTGGCTTGTTCTTTTCTGGCCTATCTATGGTAGGATCAGTCTGCAACCCTACAATAAGATAATCACAGACCGACTTGGCTTCCTGCAACATTGATATATGACCCGCATGTAAAAGATCGAAACAAGAACAGGTAAACCCGATTTTATACCGCTTGTTCATCTTGCCATTTCTTTTTGATGAGTATTTGCTGTTTTGTTACCCATGCCTTTTTGTATTCGGCATTTTCAAACAGCTTTGAGAAACCAGTAATATGCTTTAGGCGCAATAATTCCTCTGGCTCCATGCCTAATTGATTACAGATTTCCGCATCGCCCCACCCTTCCTCTAACATAGAGAACACCATGTTTGCCATGCCATCGACTGAGTG